GAACTTGATTCAAGTTCTTTCCTTGATCAGGCTGGATTTGGTAACATTGTAAGAAGTGGAATTCAAACTGGATACTACTTTGTTGTAACAAACTCTGTGGTTGGTAATGGTTTGACATCCATTAATACGGATGCAAGTGTAATTGGAGTTGGAACCACTTTCATCGACAATGTTTATCGTGCTGATTCCGTTGTAACCTCCAGTTCTGGTATTGTTACAGTATTCTCCAATGTTCAGTCCTTGGCTGGACTTGGAACAACCAGTCTGTCACCAAAAATTGGTAATTATAGTTGGGGAAGATTCTATAACTTCACCAGAAACGTTCTTAATCCGCAGTCCTTTACAATCAATAACCAAAATGGTTATACGGGAATAACAACTGCTCCACTTGTGGTTCGTGTTCAAGGACTGAGTGAAAACTATAGTGACTTTGATCAGACCTCATAAATAAAACAAAAAGTCTAATAAAAATGCCCGCGATTATTTCAGATCAATTTAGAATATTAAATGCTGCGAATTTCGTCGCTGGTGTAGCGGACACTTCACAGTCTTATTACACTTTTATTGGATTACCAAACTCCAATGATGTTGCAGCTGGTTATGGTACTACCGATTGGAATACCAATACACCAGCTCCTAAGGATGGGTTTAGAGAGTATAATGATGATTATGATACCATGATCGCTCTCAAAAAACTCACCACTGGTGATGTAAAGAGATTGGTTAGAAAGTACACATGGACATCTGGAACTGTCTATGAGATGTACAAAAACAACTATACTAGGACAAATCTAAGTCCTCAAACATCATCGACTAACCTCTATGATGCAAAATATTATGTGGTGAATAGTCAATACAGAGTATATCTTTGTATTAATAACGGCCAAAGTCCAGAAAGTCCTCTTGGGGGTCGATCTCTTGATGAACCAACATTTACTGGTCTTGAACCAAGATCGGCGGGAACCAGTGGTGATGGATATGTTTGGAAATATTTGTATACAATCAATCCATCAGACATTATCAAATTTGTTTCGATTGATTATATTCCAGTTCCTGAAAGCTGGGGATCTGGAGATACATCTGACGTAAAAAATAACGCGGTTGATGGAAAAATCGAAACAGCATTGATTGTTAATGCTGGTGGTGGTTATCAACCAATCTCTACTACTTTCTCAAATATTCCAATTTTGGGAGATGGGACTGGTGGTAAAGCTAGTGTTACTGTAGATTCTCAAGGTAAAGTATCTAACGTTGCGATTACTAATGGTGGTACTGGATACACCAGAGGAACAATTCAATTTTATCCTGGTGCTCCTGGTGCCGAAACTGGTGGTGCAATTGCAGGTCTTTCTGCAGTTGGTGTTGGCACAACGTCTGTAGCTCAGTTTGAAGTTGTTATTCCACCTCCAGGTGGACATGGATATGATGTTTATAAGGAGTTGGGTGCTTTTAGAGTTCTTCTCTACTCTCGTTACGAAAATGACGCTTCAAACCCAGACTTCATTACTGGAAATGACTTTGCAAGAGTTGGTGTAGTTAAGAGCCCACTTACTCCTGCTGGTAGTTTACTCACTCAATCAAGAGCAAGTGCCTTAACAGCTCTGAAGTTGAGAAACTTAACTGGTGGTGATATTGCAAACACCACATATACTGTAGATACTCCAGTTTATCAAACAATTGGTGTTGGATCTACCGCTGTTGGTTATGTTGCCAACTGGGATTCATCAACTGGTGTTCTGAAATTATATACACCAGTTGGACTTGGGTCAACTGCATACGGGTTTAGAAGTATAGATTTCACTTCGCAAATTGGTGCTGGTGGAACATATGTGGTTAGTGGACAAACTGGTGGAGATGCTCTTGGCATTGAAACTAGCTTTGGTAGTTCCGCAAATCCTGGAACCGCAACGACTGTTGGATCCGCATCAGTTCAACTTGGACAAAGTTTTGTTCAAGGTGTTGCTTTACCAGAAGTTCAAAAATATTCTGGTGAGATCTTATACATAGATAACAGGGCAGCGATTCAACGCAGTGCCACTCAGAAAGAAGACATCAAAATCGTATTAGAGTTCTAAGAAAATGCCCCAAGAGACTAACCTCAATGTTTCTCCGTATTATGATGACTTTAATGAAGACAAGAACTTTAATCGGGTACTTTTTAAACCCGCTAGTCCAGTACAGGCAAGAGAATTAACTCAGCTACAGACAATTCTCCAAAACCAAATTGAGAGATTTGGTCAACACTTCTTTAAAGAAGGTTCCGTAGTTATTCCTGGTCAAATTGCATATGACCCACTGTACTACGCGGTAGAACTCAATGATACTTTTCTTGGTATTCCATTGTCGGAGTATCTTGAACAACTTGTCGGAAAGAAAATCAGAGGTTCTCAGTCTGGGGTAGAAGCCACTGTAGTAAACTATCTTTTAGCAAAAGATTCCGACAGAGGCAATAATACACTTTATGTAAAATATTCTAAGTCTGGTAACGATTTTTCTTCTGAAACTTTCTCTGATGGAGAGAACTTAATCTCCGATACGGATGTTGAGTACGGTCTTTCCCGTATCACAGCTAACAATCCATTTGCTACTTGTATTGCTTCAAACGCAACTTCCACTGGTTGTGCTGCAGCAATTCAAGAGGGTGTATATTTCATTCGTGGATTTTTTGTAAAAGTATTGTCTCAGACAATCATTCTTGATCAATATGATGCAACTCCAAACTATAGAGTTGGTCTCTTTATTGATGAAAACATTGTAACTGCTTACGACGATTCAAGTCTGTTTGATAATGCCGCAGGTTTCTCAAACTTTACGGCTCCTGGTGCAGATAGATTCCAAATCACAACAACATTAATCAAGAAAGGTCTTGATGAGTTTAATGATGAGAATTTTATTGAATTACTTAGATTAGAAAATGGAAGAACACAGAAGTTTGTTAAGAAAACTGATTATAATCTCATCCGTGATGAGTTAGCTAGAAGAACTTTTGATGAGAGTGGAGATTATTATGTAAAACCATTCCAAGTTTCTGTTAAAGAATCTCTCAACAACAGACAAGGTAATGGTGGTGTTTATCTTCCAACCCAAAAAACTGCTCAGGGTGGAACACCAAGTAATGATTTAATGTTGTATCAGGTTTCTCCTGGTAAAGCATATGTTAGAGGATTTGATATTGAAAAATTAAATACATCATATATTGATGTAGAAAAACCAAGAGATACAAAAACGATTGATACTTCATCATTTGTTTTTGATGGTGTTAGCTATCTCAAAATTAATAACGCATTTGGATCACCTGTTGTTGGTTTTGGTACTACCGCAGTAGTAAGTCTTAGAAACCAAAGAATTGGAACCGCAGGTGGAACAGCGTCTGGTTCCGAAATTGGAAATGCTAAAGTCTATGATTATAAGTTAGAGGCAGCTGCATATTCAAACGACGCTTCTAAGTATGATCTGTACTTGTATGACGTTCAAACATTTACAGAAGTAACAGTAAGTTCTAATCTTACTCAAACTACACCTGCACTCGTCGAAGGTGCAAGAAGTGGTGCCAAAGGATTTTTGAAGAACAATGTAAGTTCTTCACAATTATTGACACTCACCTCTACAAATGGACAATTTATTAATGATGAACCAATCATTATCAATGGTATCCAAGATAGTAGAGTTATTACTTCTGTTAGAGAATATTCCTTTGATGATGTAAAATCCATCTACCAGACAGTTGGCATCAATACATTTAATGCAGATACTGTTCTTTCAAATAGATTTTCTCTTGCCCCAGTCGGAACAAACTTTACAATTGGAGTTGCTGGAATCGTAACGGCTCCAGGAAATAGATTCTCTGTTGGTATTAAAACGGGTGATATTGTAACTTATAACAGAACTGGATTATCAGATCCTACTTTCAACAGAGTTGGATCTCTTTCGGCCGATGGATCAACCATTACTCTCGTCTCACTTGGAGCTAGTGTAAGTGGAGTTTGTGACGGTGGTCTTACCACGACAGAAATTCAAACAAGTGATTTTACACTCCTTAGACCAAATCTTGTTAATTCAAAAGATTCCACTCTTACGACAAGACTACCAGAATCTTACATTTCAAATGTAGATCTGAGTAGTTCCGAACTTCAAATCAGAAGACAGTTTTCTTTCAATGTTTCTAGTAACAGAGGATCGATTACTGTAACTGAAACAAATCAGTTCTTCCAACCATTTGATGAGGAAAGATATAATTTTGTATATTCCGATGGAACTGTTGAGGCTCTCAATTCTCAGAAAGTCACATTCAATTCTACTTTTAAGACAGTAACTCTTGTTGGTCTGAGTAAAGCTTCAGATACAAATGCAATTCTTGTTGCCACTCTCAAGAAAGTAAACGTAAAACCACAGAACAAAAGTCTTGCTAGATGTAGCAAACTGGTTGTTTCTAGATCCAAGTATGATTATTCTGGATCAACCAATACCAGTTTCAATGATGGATTAACATACAACGCGATTTATGGAACTAGAGTTCAAGACGAAGAAATTTGTTTGAACGTTCCTGATGGCCTTCGTGTACATGCGGTATTTGAATCAAGCACTACATCTGCTCCAATTCTTCCAAATATCACGTTAGTAAATAGATCTTCGGCTCTTACCAATACACTTCAAGGTGAGTTGGTAATTGGATCTACTAGTGGTGCAGTCGCTAGGGTGGTAACTTCGGCCGCAAGTAACGTTGATATTGTTTACAAAAATGAACTGAGATTTACTGTTGGTGAGAGTGTAACCTTCCAATCTTCTGGAATTACTGGAGAAGTATCTTCCGTAATCATTGGTGATAAGAACATTGTCACCAACTTTACATTTGACAATGGACAAAGATCAGAGTTTTATGATTATGCCAGAATTATCAGAAACTCAGATTCTCCAGAACCAAAGAAGAGATTAGCTATTGTATTCGATCATTACACTGTAGATTCTGGTAGCACTGGAGATCTTGGTGTTGTTAATAGTTACTCTCCAGACACTTATCAAAATGATTTAACACTGTTCAACGGTCAACCCGTTACAGATTACATTGATATCAGACCAAGAGTTAAGAACTACAATACATCTTCCGATACAGATAGTCCTTTTGAATATGACTTCAGAGATTTTAGCTCCTCTGGATCATATGTACCCAATATTCTTGTTGGGGATGAAACATTAACAATTGGATATTCATTCTATCTTTCAAGAATTGATAAGATCTTCCTTTCCAAAGATGGATTCTTTGAACTTAAAAAAGGATCACCATCAGAAACTCCTGTCGCTCCAGAAAGTCCTGCAGGGTCATTCACTGTAGCCACAGTTTACAGTAAGCCATACTTGCATAATGCAACTCAAGAAACTGCGGTTGTTCTTGCAAAACATAAGAGATATACAATGTTTGATATCTCTAGACTTGAAACAAGAATCAAGAATATTGAATTCTACACTCAACTTTCACTTCTTGAAACAGACACTGCCAATCTGAATATCAGAGACGCGGTAACAGGTCTTGATAGATTTAAGTCTGGTTTCTTCGTTGATAACTTCAGAGGTCACTCTTCACATAACATCCAACATCCAAACTTTAGAGCCTCCATCGATAAGGCACAAGGTCAACTCAGACCTATGCACTATACTCATGGAATTGATCTTCTCCTTGGATCGGAACAGGTAATCGGTATTGGAACCACCGCAAATCCAAATGCTGACCTTACACAGGTAGCCGATCTTCAATCAAATGCTCTCAGAAGAACTGGAGACGTAGTAACTCTTAACTACTCCGAATCTGAGTTTATTAAACAAAGATTTGCCACCAGAACCGCGAACGTAAACCCATTCGCAGTTATTAATTGGGTTGGTGTTGCACAACTGAATCCAACAAGTGATGTTTGGGTTGAGGAAAAACGTCTTGACGTTAATAACATCACTCTCGAAGGTGGATATCAGGCGTTCATGGAAGCCTTTGCAGTAGATCCTAATACTGGATTGGCTCCAATTGATTGGGGTTCATGGGAAGAGGAGTGGAGTTCCATTGACACAAGTAATAGAGAACTTTCAAGAGAACTTCAGTCATCCGAAGTTGTAAGTGAAACTGGTTGGAGACGTGGACGCACCGCTGGTGGTCAACAGTTACCAACACAAAGCGCCGGCCTCATTTCGAGGACCAGAAATATTAATATGCAGGATAATTTCCTGGTTAATAATGAACTTACAATTAGTGTTGATCGTGGACTTACAAGATCTGGTATTCAACTGCAAGCCAGTGAGAGAATTGATACTCAGTCACTTGGAACAAGACTGATCAGTAGAGAACTTATTCCATATCTGAGATCTAGAAACATTGAGTTTGTATCAAACAGAATTAAACCAAGAACACGTTTCTATGTCTTCTTCGAAGATCAAGACGTAACTCAGTATGTAACACCAAAACTTCTTGAAATCTCAATGCTTCAAGGTGTATTCCAAGTTGGTGAAACTGTCAAGGGAACCATGCCTCTTGGTACGGTTGATGGAACAAATGCGGAGATCACGTTCAGAGTTGCACAGGCAAACCACAAGTATGGTGCTTACAATTCACCAACGATCATCTATGATGTAAACCCATATTCTGACACGGTTGGTCTCAGTTCAACTTACTCTGCAACCAGCACGGTTCTAAACGTTGATACGGCTTCTCTGCAACAAGAAGTTCTTGGAACATTTACTGGTTATGTTGCGACAAACATGAGACTTGTTGGACAAACAAGTGGTGCTGAAGCAACTGTAAACAATCTGAGATTGATCAGTGATGAAAAGGGTGCTTTGATCGGAACTCTGTTCATTCCTAATTCAACACTCCCAACAACTCCACAATTTACAACTGGCACTAAGACCTTCAGAGTTACAAGTAGTCCAGTTAACTCACTGAGCCCTGCAGATAATCCATCTACCGCAGAAACTTCTTTCCGCGCAGAAGGTGCTCTTGATACAACCCAAACTGATGTTGTTGGAATTAGAAACGTTGATATTCAGAGAGAAACCGTTTCCGACAGCACTGTAACTAATCAAACTGTCACCAGAACAGTTCAAACTCAAGCCTTTGAAGAAAGAACTGTTTCACAAAACCAATGGTATGATCCTCTTGCAGAATCATTTGAAGTTGTTGATGATAACGGTGTATTTGTTTCTTC